TTGGGTTGCCAAGTCACCACCTGAATTTGCCTGGTGCATTGGGATGCTGGCGACCTATGGCTTACGACCGCACGAGGTTGACTCCTGTCAATTCATCGATGACAAGCATCGACTGCAGGTTCACGACAAGACCAAGACCGGCTTTCGTGTTGTCGTCCCGTGCCATGCCAATTGGGTCAATCTTTTTGAGCTCCGCAATCAACGCAGGCGAATCACTGCAGCTGATCGCAAAGACGCGACTGCGTCGTGGTTATTTGAGCAGCGCCGCAAGCTTGGATTTCCTTGGAGGCCTTACGCGCTAAGGCATTCATACGCCGGACGGCTATGGCGCATTGGTGGCAGCAACCTCGACATTTACACCGCTGCAAGGTTGATGGGGCATAGCCCAACTGAACACAGCAAGACTTACCGAGCCTTTATTGATCCGGTCACGATTGCGGAGCGAGCGGAGCAAGTGCTGCAAGGTTGAACCGCAGCGTTCGTTTGATTGATCCTCGAGGAGAGATGTCAATGATCTCTCTGCCAAAACGCCAGCGACTATGGCGATCAGCATCGGCTTCAGCGACCAATCTTTGAATGTGCCGTGTTGACACACCCAAAACAGCTGCGGCTTCTTTGGTGGTCAGATACTTCATGCCACCAAAGCCCCCCGCACCTTGGACGCGGCCAACACACGAATTCGGCGCATCGCCTTCATCTCATGACCGCGGGCTGATTCACGGCTTACCCCCAGTTCATCACCGATCTCCCTCAGGTTCATCTGTGGTGAACCCTCCAAGCCCCAGTGACAGCTGAGTGCAAATCTCTGTTTTGGTGTCAGCTTTGGGAGCATCGTCTGGACGACCTCCCACGCGTCCGAAGTTGCTGCTTTATCAAGCGGCGATTCAACGGACGAAGCTATGAGATCGATTAACTGAGACCCGTTGTCTTCAGCGTTGCTGACTTTGACGTTGAGGCTTTGAATGCCAAGGATGTGTGGCAGGTAAGCCCGCATTGAATCGCGAGTGATGTTGGCGTGTTCCGCCATCTCCTCAACCGTTGGGAAGCGTTTGTGCTCAGCGACAAAGCCAGGGATCATCTGACGCACTTTCCGCAGCGCATCAACACAAGGCCCAGGCAATCGGATATGTGAATCCTGTTGGGTTTGAGCTCGAGTAATGCCCTGGCGAATCCACCAATAGGCATACGTTGAAAACTTGTAGCCGCGAGCTGGATCAAACTTTTCAATAGCTCGGCTTAGCCCTAGGCAGCCCTCTTGAATCAGGTCATCAACCGTCAAGAATTGGCACATCCGTGCGTATTTCTTGGCGACCGAAACAACCAGACGAAGGTTGGACTTAAAAAACTTGTCGTAAGCCCGACGTCCAATGCGGGCAGTTCGCTTCTGCTCAGGTGTCATGACATCCAGGTCGCGGATCGCAATCCACGCCTGGACATCACGGCCAAGCATCAGCTCTTGTTCATGACTCAGCAGTGGGAACTTGCCAGCTGAGTTGAGGAAGTGCTGAAAACCTTCTGCCATGTATCAGAACAAGGACGAGCCGCCACTGGATTGTTGCTGTCCCTGAGCAGGGGCAGGGTCCTTAATAACAGAAAGCAGATAAGCGTTGCCGTTCTTGCTGGTGCGGGGCAACAGCTTTTGAGCAACGACAACGCACATTTCGCCGCGCTGGTTCTCGACCTGCTCAGCTTGCGTTACTGCCCATTCATGCAGCTTCTGGATCTGTTCGATTGGCCATTCAGCCTTGGCCCAGAATTCGTCTTCCTTGCCTTCGATCTTGGATTTGTTGCAGTTGGAGAAAAGAGCGAACTTGGATTCGGGTCCGTCGTAGTTACTTGCCATCGGTTGGAGGAGTTTTGAGGTCAGGGTGAGTGCGCACCAATTTGATCAATGCGGCGTTGTCGTTGAGGTCAAACCAGCTTTTCCAAGCTTGAAAGTCGGCCTCAAGGTCATCCGGAAATTTGACTGAGTGTCGGTTCCGGTTCTTGTGGTTTTCGACCCAAAGGCGTTTGTCTTCAGGCAGAAGCCCTTCAGGTGGAGTCCGTTTGCTGGTCATTTGTCGATAGGCATTGCCGGGTAGAGATGTGCCTTGATAAGGGTTTCGATGCAGTCGATGACTGCCATTCGCTCTTGAACATCAGCACGCCATTTGTGACGGCTGATGTCTGAGCGATAACGGCGAAGTTCTACAAGCACGGTGTCGAGTCGCTTGATCATTTGCCTTGCCCCTGAGACATGGTCACGACGCGCTCAGGCAATTGATCGACAGCTGGCAGAGGATGTTTGTCGAAGTAATCCTGTGTCCAGGTGTAGTGCTTGTAATGGGTAAAGCAGTTCCTGATTTTCTTGTTGCCCGTTTTGAACTGGACAGCAAAGGCTTTGCAGAACCCTTCGACGTAGTCGCCGGGCAAGGCAGGGATGGTTCCTTCAATCAGTTCCTTTTGGAGCTCAGGGCTTAAAGGACCTTCTGGATCAGAGACCGGCTCTGGATCCTGCTTGGCAGGAGTTTGAACAGGTTTGGCCGCGGCCTTTTTTACAGGCTGTTGCTGTTGCTGGGCAGGGGTAGGGACAGAGGTCAAATCGTGATCGCCGTCGTTGTCTTCAATTCCCGCTGCAAGATTCAGCATGGAAAGAAGGGCGTAACGACGTTGGTACGTCACTGATCCACCCCATGAGTGCAGTGCGTTGCCCCGACCACCACCGGTAACCAACTTGGTTGTGCTGGTTTGCTTCTCACCACTGCGGTGATGCAGCGTGGTGGTTAAGAAATGAGCTTCTGATGTGTCTTCAAAGGTTTGCGTCACTGCCAAACCTGATTCAGCTAAAGCGGGATTGACAACCGAAAGAACGCTGGACAGATCTGCATAAGCGCCATATTGCGCCTTGGCGTCTTCATGAATGGTTCCGACCTTGCCGTAGAAATAGACAAGGGCCTCTGCAAGATTCTTAGGTTCAGATGCCATTAGGTGAACGGAGAACGTGTTTTGCGTTGCGGCAACCGATGTGCCAGTGACACAACAATGAGCGCTGTTCTGGGGTGAAAGATTCCCATTCAAAATTTTCAATGATTTCCGTGAACCGTCCTTCCACGTCAGCAATCATTTCATTGATTGACTCAACCTGTTCGGCACACGCGATGAGGATTTGTTCTGCCTCGTCAGGGGTGCATTTGATCAAGGGCCTCGCGCGGAACATCGTAAGGGTAGACCCTATGGCTGCTTAGCGCAAGCAATTTGCCGCTATCCCTTAAAGAGCAGCTGTGACGGCAGCGGGCCCGACACCGCGTCACGGGTCAACTCTATGAGCTGATCAACCGTGTAATCATCCAAACCTACCAGCACAGCTTGCAAGTGCTTTGCTTGTGCGGTAGTCATCCCTAAGTCTCTGGCCAGGGGTTCGAGCTGTGCCCACAACTCCTTAGGGCTGATCATCTCGTCTAAGGCTGCCTTGCGAAAGGCGTCTCTGTAGCGCTGATTAAGCTCGTCAGCGTCAGCATCGGTTAAAGCAATTGGCTGGCTGTAGATGGCAGCTGGCTGGAGCTCACCAATGAACATGCTGTAAAAGTCCGTTGCTGTCGCCGGCTTGTCGTGCTCAGTCAGAAACGGCATGGCTTGCGCCAAGCGGTCTTTGAGCTTTCGGTCGGTCACATATTTATATGTGCCTTCTGCCAGGTGTTTGTTCAGCGTGCCGAAGGCAACAAAGAACTGAGGCTTGGGGTCAAGCTTGCCGCGCTGTAATAAAGAGGTGCTGCTGTTCCATGGGCCAGCTGTTCCTGCCGCTGCTGCCCAGTCGTGAATGGATTGCTGGCTGAAGTTATTAATTCGCATCCATGCAGACACAGCTTTGCCAAAAGCGATGCGATGGGCGAGCTGGTCTGGAGTGATGGCCACTTTTTATCAGCTAAGGGGTCGACCCCTGTTTAGCACGAACAATACGGCGGCGCATTGCGAGACACAATTGCGAACAAATGGGCTCAGGCTCATGTAAAAATGCAACTAGAGCGCCTAGGCAGCCTGTTTTTGGCGCAAAGCAGAACGCAGGAATCTGACTTCGTTTTTCAGCTGCTCGTTCTGTGCGATGCAGTCGGCAAGCATTTCAAACGGGTCATTTATTCCTGATTCACACAGCGATCGCCTGATCGCTTTTTTCCTTGCCACGGTGGGAGACATGATGGCCTCACTTCGGGTTGTCTTGTTACGAGTCTACACAATCGCAGTTGCTAACGTTAAGCAGAGTCTCTTTTCGGATGCCCGAACAGGATGAAGCCCTGGTGCGCAGGGTGGTGAAAAGCGTCCGCTGGGCACGATTCAATCGATACAAGGCCATGGTCAGGAGTGATTACGTCCTGGTGCAGGAGCCGGCATTGGCTGACCATCTGGCCAAGATGCTCGATCGACTGGACTAGCGATAGCCCTGCCCAAGCGTTTTAATTAGCTCGTGGATCCCCCACCCTGCTTGGGTCGTCGGTGCTGACGGCCCTTTTTCTTGCGTGGGTTTGGATCGTTGCGCATCCGATCAACGCACTCCCAGTAGCCGGGAGGAGTGAGATCCGGCCGTGCGGTGAAGATCTGCTGCCAGTCGGGTGATGCCATGCCCCACGGTAGGGGTTGCGCTATCCCGACCTAAGCGTTATGGTTATGAGCGTCGGGACGCTTCCGACTGTTCTTTCACTACAAACGACCATGACCATCAATCTTCCCCGTCGCGAGAAATCCGCCGCCAAGACCGGCCCTTCTCTCGACATTTCTCCTCTGGAGCTTCGGGCGCAGCTGGAAAACCAGCACGGCCTTTCTTCCCTGCTGACCAGCGCCACCACTTGGGAGCCGTTTGCCTGGAAAGGCAACGATCTGTCAGCCCCGCTTCGTGCTTTATGGGTGGCCGAAGCCCGTGGCTTGCTGCAACGCCGCAATGATCGCGCCGTTGACATTGCAGTAGCTGACATTGCCGCTGACATCAACGCTTACCTAATGCAGTTCGGCAAAAAGCCAGTTAGCGAAGCCTCTGTGCTGAACAACCTGCGCACTGCCGCTCTGTACCTGCAGGCAGCTGTTGGAATCACGATCGTGACTGATCGACAGGCGATGACTGTTCGCTTGGTCGATAACTACGAAAGCGAGGAAAACATCAAGCGGTATGTGAAAGGAGCTGAAGCCAAGCTCAAAAAACTGCGTTCCGAATTAGTTCACGCAGACGCCATGGGCTACGAAGTTTCAGCTGCATTGCAGGCCGCTGAAGACGCCACTGGAGTACGCCTGGCCATTGCCGGAGGCCCTGAGGCTTGATCACGACGGGAGCCTTGTGCTCCCATCCGCTAACCCTACGCAAGCACTACACATGACCACATCAATCATCTCCCCCGAGGTTGTAGATCAAGACATCTCAATCCTCGAAGATTCCCCCATGACCGAAGGGGAAGAGAAAGAGCTGGTAATCGTCAAAACGGCGATTCAAACGGCCTATGCCGACAAGCTCGAACGTGATCTTGCTATCGGCGCTGGTCTTCTTAAGATCTTCCGCCGCAAGCTCTACCGGAGCAAGGAAGGCGGCAGAACTTGGGAGCAATGGCTGGCTGACGAATCAGACGAATTGACCGGCGGTCGCGGATCGATTGGCAAAGAGACCTCTGAATATCTCAGAGGCTTCTATCAATTTCGCGTAGAGATTCTGCCAGCACGTGCTGGCGCAGGTATTGCTCTGCCTGCTGCCCCCGGCCAGATTCGGCCTTTGCTAGGTCAGCTCAAAACACATCCCGGCGCTGCTGTTGAGATGTGGAAGGCGGCTTGTGCTCAAGCTGGAAATGGAAATGTCCCAAGCAAAGATCAAGTGCATCGGGCAGCCATTGCCTACAAGGCCAACGCCGACAATGAAGCCCGTCGGTTGTCTGCTGCACAGCAAGCCGCATTGGATAAGGCCAATGCGGTGAATCCGGTGAAACAATCAGCACCAGAGCCGGTGCGGGACTATTCCCCCAGCCCGTCGCCTCAGCCTTCAGCCCCTGCAGCTCCGTCCATCCCGGCTTGGGAAATCCAGACGGATGACAGCAGCGTTGACGCTGGCGCTGAATGCAAGCGCATCACCCAGGCACTTAACGATGCATTCAAGGCCGTGGGATTGCTGCGGGGGATCCTCTACAGCCAAACCCAACGCTATGGCAGCGACTATCTCGGATTTCTCCGTCAGGTCGACGCTGGCGTCTACAGCCTGAACACCATTGACGATCAAGTGCAACAGCTCGGTGAAGACGTTGCTTTTATCTCCGAGCTGCTGGTGGCCGACGTCGGCGAAGGCGAGCTAGCCCAGTCCACCGTCGATGTCGATTCCATGCCGTCACGGGCATGAAAAAGGGAGGGTGACCGCCCTCCCTCTGTATTCACTACAACCCCATTTTCACATGAACCCCGCCACTGTCGAGTTACTGCGTGCCGCCACCATTCAGGCACTGCAGGACAAAGAGGATGTTGCTGCCATTGAACTGATGGCAATGATGAGCGGCAAAACTGCTCAGCCTGAGGTCAAGGCACTGCCTCAGGCCGCAGTTGAGGTTGAACGCGAAACCGTCATTGGTCCTGCTCATGAATACACGTATTGGGCTCAGTTCATCCGTGAGAAGTTCATTCCGTTCATGACATCAAACGGTCGTCTGCGGTTTACCAGCCATGAGCTGCTGAGCTGGTTGGAGAACTGCCAAGAGATGGTGCTAACGACTGGTGACCTGCAGCAGCACGCAACGGGGAAGCTGGTCTGGCGCAATACCGTCTCCGGGGCGTTGGGCTATTTGAAGACCCAAGGCATCGTGAGCGCTCCACCGTTTGGTAAGGAGTATCTAATCAACAACAACCAGCTGACTGCCGGGGCCTGATGGCCCCCTTTTTTTGCTCTGCGGTAGGGGGTTGCACCCTTACTATGCAGCGGTATGCTGTGTGCGATTTGCACATAACAAGCACATGCCAGCACGCAGCTCTGATGGGTTGAACGTGTTCATTGACGAGGTCATCGTCCAAAAGCTGAATGCCACACAGCCCAGCTACATGAGTCGAACCGCCTGGGTGAACCATCTCTTGGATCTGGCGGTTTCCAATCTCCCGGCTCAATACCGCTACGCAGCCAATGAGCAATCTTGATGCCGAGCGCAGAGCTTGGTTTCTTTTGCAATGGGTGCCGTATTCCTTGCCGTCTGAATTTGACGAGGAGTTGGCAGCAGCTGGTCATTACACACGCCTTCAAAAACAACGATCTGACCTTGCCTTAGATGAATTCGACGCTTCCAGAACCGCCAATGCAGGCGGCGTTAAACCAGCTCAAAGAGCACGCGAAGCACCTGATCCAGACCGAACCGGAATCGGATCACCTCTCGCTGATGCGCAACAAAGCCGGCGAGCTCTCAATAGATCTAGACGTCAAAGACGTTGAGCTGCAGCGTTACCTCGACGATGCGGAACGCAACCTGAATCCATCGAAGGTTTACCGCCGAGGCGAACAGCTTGAAGCCTCTGAGCCAACCTTTCTGCTTGACGGTCTGATCCAACTGGGAGAGACCAACCTGATCGTTGGCCAACCCAAGGTCGGCAAGTCGTCATTCATGGTCGGTTTTGCTGCTGCGCTCCGTGACAGGCGTGAGAAGTATTTGGGCCGTGACATCGCGCTCCCCAACGAGCGGATGCCGGTGCTGTTGTTTGGCACTGACCAGAGCGTTGGCAACTGGCTGCACTTTCTGCGGCGTGAAGGCATTGCCAATGAATCACAGGCTATTGACCTGGATTTCTTTTGCGACATCGACGCCAGCAACGATTACAACTTCACCAAGGAAGGCTTGAAAGCCATGCGTGCTGAGATCGATCAGCACCAGTTTCCGTTGGTGATCATCGACTCGTTGAACTCGATGATGGAGCCCACAGGCATGGAGGAGAACAACTCTCGATATGCCCAGCCGATACGGAATGCCATCCGTGAGTTGCGGAAGACCGGCGCCACCTTGGTGATCATTCACCACGCACGGAAGACACCGACGACCTGGGATTGGATCACGGAATGCCGTGGATCGAGCTCGATTGCTGGAACGATCAGCTGGGGCTTTCTTATGCGTTGGGTCAGCCAGGAAGAGGAAGGCTTAATGCGTGTTGACCGCAGGGTTGGTTTTGCGGGCAAGGGTCGTGGATCTGGAGAGTCTGGCGGCGTGATGGGTGAGTACCTGTCCGATGGCGGTTGGACCTATCTGGATGGCCTTGAAGCTGCTCAGCAGGTCGAACGGATCGGCAAGAAAATCATGGAGCTTGGTGGCGTCCGGGCCACGGTCTTTGATTACACCCACAAGCGCTGTGAGGCTGGCGTGCACGTTGATGTGTGCGTGGAGGAAATCGCCAGCAGTCTGAACAAGCAGGAGAGCGCGATCGCCCGAGAGCTTCGCGCCTTGAAGACCAAGGGCCTTGCACAGGTTGTGAGAAAGGAAGGGAAGCGTGCTTATTGGCGCTTGGCAGCACCCGCAATGGAGTGGATGGACGCCGACCCTTCGAGAGGCGTAGATCCCGTTTTCCGTGTTCCTGATGTTTCTTTCTCTGAAAAAGACAAAAAAAACATATTTATTGACTCTCGAAGCAAGGAACAGCCTGCCATTAAAAACATGCCCATTGGCAGCCCTGTGGAGCTCATGCGTGGGAGCGAATGGCAGAACGGCTGGCTTGTCCATGAGCACACCGGCAGCACGTTGACCGCTGTCAAAACCGGAGACCCACAAACCCGTATCAACAACCTTCGTCCTGATCTAGATGTCCGTCCTTGCGAAACCCCTTTCAAAGCTCCAGCCGAATCCGAACCTGACGTTCGATCCGATCAAGCACAGCTATCAAATCTCTGGTGAGCCTGTTCCCTGGTCAGTGACTGGCATCTGTTCGTTTGATATGGATCCCAAGGTCAAGGCCAAGATCGATGAAACCAAGGATGTTTGGGCTCCTCGTGGTGACACCATCCATGCTTGTCTCGAGGCTCATCTAACCGGCGCTGCCGAGCTCGACCCTGGCAACTATGCGGAATGGGTTGATCCGTTGCTTCAGCACCCTCTGTGGGACCGCTACGAGGTCTTAGCGGTGGAACACCGCATGGTTTCCCCTGATGGCTTCTACGCCGGTTCTCTGGACTGCCTGCTTAGGGGCGAAGACAAGAACGGCGAGATGGTCACGATCTTGGCCGACCTCAAGACGCTCTCAAGCCATCGGTCCCAAACACGATCAATCGCACGGCAAGCCGGCGCGTATCTCTGCTTGTTGGAGGACAACCACCGCATCTTTGTCGACAAGGTCATTGGCGTGTTCTCCAAGCCCGGCAGCGTTGAGGTGACTGTTGAAGACCCACAGCAGTGCATGGAGGCATGGGTCGATTGTCTTGATCTGTTCAAGAACTGGAAGCCATCCTTCTGACCTATTGCCACTATCTGTAGGTAGCGGTATCCTTGATTCAAGGGTTGACCCCTAAGCACATGAACCATGCGCCTCGCACTTTCCTCAGCGGGCTCTGCCTTGGTGCATCTCTCGGCATTGCTGCTCATCACTTTGCCGTCAGTGCCCTTGCTGATCGCTCTCAAAATCAGGCAACTCCGACGCCGCGCGTCGCCCTCCCGTACACGCCAACCAATGGCCTCCTCACAGGACCTTGACGACTTTCATCCAGACGATTGGGCCACTCAAGCCTGGCTTGATCTCATCTGTGATGACCCTCTCGCCTTCTCTCACACCACCGCTCACCTCGACCGCTGCCTTTCCCTTGACTCAGCCTCCAAGCCTCACTCCTGACGACGTCCTTGATCGTCTATCAGCTGCCATCGAACGCAAAGCTGCAGCTGAACAAGAAATCTCCAACTGCAAAGAGGTTCTCACCCTCATGCGAGCCGAAGGTCTCATCAACGATTCCGTTGAATCAGATGACCTCAAACTCACTTGGACCACACGCTCAACCTGGCAATACTCCAACGCCGTCAAAGCTCTACAAGACATGGAGAAAATCGAGGGCATCGCCACCAAAAAACAATCCTCCTCTTGGACCGCTAAACAGCTTTCACCCAAGTTCTGATGAACCTCATCCAATACTTCCAACAAGACTGCGTCAAAAACGAACAACGACCTGTCTGGATCTCGCCTGAGTTTTATTACGACCTCCTCGAAGTCGGCATGGTCACCTTCGATGACAACGGTGCCTACACCATGGGTCATCAGCTTCGTGTAGTCGAACAATTGCCGGTCGAATACAAGTTCACCGATGCCTAACTCTCAAAAGTCAAAAGGCGATCGGTTTGAACGTGACTGCTGCGCTTACCTAACCGCAAACACCAGATTCCGTGTCGCCCGTCGATTCGGTGCTGGTCAAGCCGAAGACGAGGGCGATCTCTACGGCCTCCCCAACATGACCATCCAGGCAGCCGACTGGAAGGACAAAACCGCAGCACTCCGCCAGAAACCTCCAGAGGCTGACCTCCAAGCCGCACGTGTTTCACCCGACACCCTCGGCGTTACAGCCATCAAGCTCCGCGGTGGAGATATCCGCTTCGTCTTCACCAAAGAAGCCTTCTGCAAACTCATCAATCGCATCAACCTCTGATGGTTGTCCTCAACGATTCCGCCCTCCATCACGAGGCAGATCAGGGCATGGTCTCCCCTTACAACCCGCTACACGTTTCCCCCTGTTCAATCGACCTCACGCTTGGGGACAAAATCCTCATCGAATCTCTCGATCAAAACTCCAACGGCTGGTGCGAAATTGACATCACCAAGCCCTATCAGCTCAAACCTAAGCAGTTCATCCTCGCCACTACCGCAGAGACAGTTCGAATCCCAGATGATCTTTCAGGCCAAATCATCCTTCGTTCCTCTGCAGCACGTGCAGGTTGGAATCATGCCCTAGCTGGTTGGATTGATCCCGGTTTCAACGGTCAAATCACCCTCGAGCTCACTAATCAAAAACAGCTCAACTTCCTAGAAGTCCAGGCCGGCATGCGTCTTGTTCAGCTCGTCTGCTTCAAACTCAACTTCCCCGCTAGCTCCCCCTACTACAAAGTTGGCAACTACTGCGATCAGGTGGGCGTCACTCCCTCTAACAACAACCTTCAGCCCATCACATGAAATGCCCAGACTGCGGGTCGAAAACACACATCCTTGAAAGCCGGCAACGTAAACGCATACGCAACGCCAAAGACGCCCGTTTTGCTGCCGCTGGCCCCACTGTCTTTCGTCGTCACGAATGCCTCAACCCAAATTGCAAAAATCGCTTCTCCACCTATGAAGTCGATCAGCGTGACTACCAAAAAATGCTCCTATTGGTAGACATCGCTGAGAAGACTGAGTCCGCACTTAAGTCAACCAACATCTCCCTCACGTCCCTTATTCGCAACTTTGATCACCTCAAATGAGCACCTTCGCTGAAAAACGCATCAAAATTGGCGTCTACCTCACGCCATCTGAAATCGCATCACTCGAAAATCAAGCCGCTCTCATCGGCACTTCCCGCGGCACTCTCATCCGTGATAGAGCCCTCCAAATCACCAACGAAAAGCCTCAAATCAACTGCGATCCCAAGATCTACGCAAAGGCCGTCGAAGCCTGCGCAATCGCAATTCCAGGCGCTTCACGCATCCAAATCGAACACGCCACCGCAAAGGTCATCATCGCGCTGAGTAATACCCCTTGATATGGTGAGCTCAAGGAAAATGCTTCAGACGTGGGCAAAAAGGCCACAAAAGCAGAAAGCACCCTGCGAACACAGGAGGTTTACGGCTATCTGTCGCATGGCTACAGCCGCGCTCAGATCATTCAAAACTGTTCGGGTTGGGGCGTTACGGATCGCCAGATCGATACATACATCCTCCATGCGCGTCAGCTCCTCGAGGAAGACTGCAATGTTGCTCGACCTGCTTACCTCGCTGAACTGCTTCAACGCTTACGCACCTACGAAATCGCTGCGGCCAAACGTGGCCAATATCAAGTAGCGGTCAACTCCGCAACGCAACAAGCCAAACTGATCGGACTCGACACTTGACCCAATCCAAACCCCACGGCGCTGAAGACATCAAGGCTGAAAACGCCAAGCAGGCTCACCTCGAAGCGCTTTATTTGCGTGATGGCAGAGATAACCCTGCCCATAAGTCGCATGGCCTCTATACCGGGTTAGTGGCGATCTACGGCCGACATGACAACTGAGCTGATCAACCTGCCCTGCGGCACTGTTGAGATCGTGGTGACACAGGATCAGTTCACTGCACGGGGGTGGGTGAGCTCACACCACCTCGTTCCGACCAAAGAAGCTCAGCTGAAGGAATCAATTGAGCGTGCAGCACGGAAGGCTTATGACTCTTGATTTACATAACGGCGATTGCCTAGAAGTTTTGGCATCAATGCCAGACGCTTGCGTAGACGCAGTAGTGACTGACCCGCCATACGGTCTCAGCTTTATGGGCAAAGGTTGGGACTACCAAGTGCCCAGCGTTGAGATCTGGGAGCAATGCCTGCGTGTGTTGAAGCCTGGCGGTCATCTGCTTGCTTTTGCTGGCACCCGCACGCAGCACCGCATGTGCGTGAACATCGAAGATGCAGGCTTCGAGATCAGGGACATGATCGCCTGGCTGTATGGCTCGGGCTTCCCCAAGTCGATGAACGTGGGTAAGGCAATTGCAGCACAGCGTTTAACTGGGGGTTGCAGTCCTCAATCACTTCGACGAGCCCGATTGGGCGAGGCTTATAAGCCAACAGGTCAAGTCGATTATCAAAAAGGGCGCATGTTCAGCTCAGAAATAGATTCTGATAGTGCTATTGCCCCCGTTGATTCTGAATGGGGCGGCTGGGGCACTGCATTGAAGCCAGCGTTAGAGCCGATCACCGTTGCGCGTAAACCATTCAGCGGCACGGTTGCAGCCAACGTGCTGGAGCACGGCACCGGTGCAATCAACATCGATGGCTGCAGAGTTGGGACAACGCGCAGAACACCTGCAAGTCTCAGCACTTGCAAGACAAAAAACGCTTATGGCGAATATGGAGGTGGAGCCGAAAAGGAACTCGATCCAAACATTGGTCGCTGGCCTGCAAACTTGATCCACGACGGCAGCGATGAAGTGACGCAGCCACTCAATGATTCAGCCCGGTTCTTTTACACAGCCAAAGCGTCCAAAGACGACCGCGATAAAGGCAACACTCACCCCACCGTCAAACCCACTGACCTGATGGCTTACCTGTGCAGGCTTGTCACACCACCTGGCGGCATCGTGCTCGATCCGTTCATGGGCTCCGGCACAACGGGTAAAGCAGCGCTGTCAGAAGGGTTCAGCTTCGTGGGCATTGAGCGCGATCCTGACTATTACGCCATCTGCGAATCACGGTTCAATGGTGCGCAGATTGGCTTGGCATTGACGGTATGACACTGCTCGATCGCGTAGCTGGAGGCAACATCCTTGGCCCAAAGAAAGAGCGTGAACGTGACTTCAGCGGCACACGGGCTGACAGCGATGCAATCCGCGCACGGATCAAGGCTGATCTCTTGCCGTACCAAAAGGCAGTTGTTGAAGACACCGAGCACCGGATCATTGGCTTCGTTGCTGGTTATGGCGCTGGAAAAAGCCGAACAATGTGCGCCTGGACTGTTCTTTGTGCTCTCGATAATCCAAACACCCTCGGAGTGATGTTTGCACCGACCGGGCCATTGGTCCGTGACGTGGTCATCCGAACGATGGAAGACTTCCTCGAGCAGTATGGGATCGAGTTTGAATATCGGGCTAGTCCATTGCCTGAGTTCAAGCTGCTGCTGCCAGAAGGCGCAGTGACCGTGTTGTGCCGGTCAATGGAAAATTGGTCAAGAATTATCGGTTTAAATTGCAGCTTTATCTGTGCTGATGAGATCGATACTTCAAAGCTTGAGATTGCACGACGTGCTGTTGATAAGTTCCTGGGTCGTCTTCGTGCTGGCGCTCGTCGGCAGCTGGGTCTATTCAGTACGCCCGAGGGTTTTGGAATTCTCTACAGCATGTTCAAAGAGGAAGGGCATAAGCCCGACCGCATGCTCTACAAAGGCCGAACAGCAGACAACCCATACCTCCCGCCGGACTTCTTAGATGCGATGCGGGAGAACTACAGCCCGCAACTCTTCAAGGCATATACAGAAGGTGAGTTCTGCTTGCTCACGCAAGCGGCGGTATATCCAGAGTTCAATCGTGAGCTCAACAAGTCAGATCAATGCAAGCCAACTGAAAGAGATTTCTTGTATTGCGGCGTGGATTTCAACGTGGCGCGATGTGTTGTCGCGGTGTGTGTGGTCAATCACGATGGAATTCATGTGATTCAAGAGTGGGTGGCACGTGATACGCCTGGTGTTATTGAACGGCTGCGGCAGGAATATCAGCCGTGGATTGATCACGGGCAGTTGGTGGTGTGCCCTGATGCAAGCAGCCAGAACCGGTCGACAAAGAATGCTGGTATCTCGGACTTTGGTCTGATGAAACAGGCTGGCCTGAAGATTCAGGTGCAGCGGGCTAACCCGTTCATCCGTGACCGTGTGCTGAGCCTGAACACGATGATTTTGAACGCCAAGGGTGAGCGTCAGCTATTTGTGCATCCAAGCTGCAAGCTGATGATCCGCGGGTTGGAGCAACAGGCTTATGACCAGGCGACACAGCAACCGCAGAAGGGTGACGGCGGAGAGGACGATCTATCGGGTCAGATGGATGCTTTGGGATACGCCGTTTGGACGTTGAGAGGAATCAAGCCCTATGCAACAAAGGGCTCAGGTTTCCGGTTCAGCTGATTAGGGTGCGCTCGGCAGTGAAGCGTGGTTAAGACAAGTGCCACGGGGAGCTGCCATGTATTCAGGGCCCCAGCCACCACGGGCGACGAACAGCTGCAG